TCAACTGCATAGAATTTCGTATATTGTCGAAAAGTATTGCATAGTGGTGCGCTGTGCTGCCATTTTGCTGCCACTTATCAGGGTTAAAGGGTTAAGTTGAACCGCTTCTGTTAGGTGGTCTGGTGCGAAGTGAGCATACCGCATTGTCACCTTAATATCCGTATGTCCGAGGATGCGTTGTAAGACCAGAATATTGCCGCCACCCATCATGAAATGGCTGGCAAAAGTATGGCGTAGAACATGTGAAAGTTGACCATCTGGAAGCTCGATTCCTGCGCGCTTTATTGCGCTCCTGAATGCTGAATAACATCCGGTAAAAAGCGGTTTGGAAGTTCTGTTTTTGGGTAGCAGCTCATAAAGTTCATCACTGATTGGAACCGTGCGGTTTTTCTTACCTTTCGTTTTGATGAAAGTGATCTTACCGGGGCTAATCTGCTTGCCAGTTAAATTTTCGGCTTCTCCCCATCGTGCGCCGGTCGCAAGACAGATTTTAACGATAGTGGTTAAATCACTTGCTTTGCTTTTCTCGCACTCCTCAAGCAGACGTGTGGCCTCCTCGACGGTAAGCCAGGCCAGTTCAATTTCTGCAATCTTAAATTCTCTGACGTTTTCCAGCGGGTTGGATGCGGTCCAGTCATCAAGTCTTTTCAGCTCATTGAACATAGCCCGAAAGTAAGCCAGTTCGAGGTTTACAGTACGAGGGGTTACAGATTTCACACGGTCAGAACGTGTTATTTTCCCGCTTAACCGCTGTTCTCTATACGTAGAGAATAATTTAGCGTTGAATTCGGTTGCTAGGGGATCGCCCATGGCTAGACAGGCAAACTCCATGGCACTTTTGCGCTTTTCTCCATCGGCTAGTGTTACGCCATGTGCGTTGTACCAGGCTGTAACTAAATCCCTTACGCGCCGTTTATCGGTCTTTTCACCAAGCCAAGGTTTGTCTTGTGCTTTTTCCTTTTCATGGCGCTCAAATGCTAGGGCTTCACCCTTAGTGGCAAACTGGCGGCGAATGCGCCGCCCATTTCTGCCGTTTGGGAAGACTTGCGCCTGCCATTTCCCATTGCTTAATTTGCTGACAGCCATCATTTAACCCTGGCTTACTGAACGCATTAAGCTTTGCCAATGTTCTTCACTGAGGATTTTAAGAGAAGCACCTTTGTTATCTCGGTACTCTATTGCCTGTTCAATTTTTCTACCAAAACTCTGGAATTTCCAGTCTTTAGAGCTAAGCGCTCCGATGATGAGATAATCCAGATCTTGAGTGACGCGATCAGATATTTTGCACCCTAATTTTATTAAGTCGGCTTCACACTGGCGGCGGGAACCGCATAGAAATTTCCCTGTAAGACATACTTTGCTATTTTCAGGGGTAAATGTGTCTATGAGATCTACTGGTGATGTTGTGGAATATCCGTCAACTATTCCCTCAGAAATATTAGAACCAGTTAAAGCGGTAATCTCTTGCAATAACGAAATGCGCTCGTCTTCAGTGATGACCCCATCACTGAGAATTTCCCTGATCAATTCATATAAATGTTTTCCGGGGTAGTTATTTTTAAGAGAGGCATTCGTGGAGAGAAACCAATTAAGATAGCTAATTTCTTCATTGCTAAGATGATAATCAGAAGCCAGTCCTTTGCATAACCCTTCCAGTAAATGCTTGTCAGAGTCAACTGAATACAGGTCAATGTTTGGTGTGTCTATCAGTCCGCGCTGCATCTCAAGTAGCAATTCTTTTAAATCATCTAGTTCGTTTTGTTCCACGATACCATCAGAAAGAATGTCTGCAATCCTATCTCTAATGCAACCTACATAATAATTTTGCGAAATTATTTCAGATTCTAATAACCATGTATCAAGAAAAATCATTTCCTTTTCACTGACTTTTCCGTCGCATGTCATACCCTCGATAATATTTATAAGGTTTGCAATGGCCTTATCTCTATTATGCGAGTAGTTTAATGCGCTGAACTGACTCATTTTAATCTCCTTATTCCATAAACTCAGTTTTGCTGATGACTTTACCTTGAACCTTTATTTCAGATACTGAACATTCAAATGATGCTGGGCCATTTTCTACTCGCAAGCGCCCGCCTGGGAGGCGGTACACCTGTTTGATACTCAAAAGCCCATCTAGCTCAATGAGCCATATTCCATCGGTGATCTCGCCTGTAAATTCTTCTGCTAGATAGTATGTGCTTTCGAACTTTACAAAGAACGGATCTGCGGCGTTTTGAGGCACGAGGTTGGAATCATAGGCAACCTGCGTGATGGAAGCGTATACCCCATTTGTGATTTCCTTTAGTTGCAAAAGCAATGTTGCGTCAGAGCTTGACTCTGTAGTGAGTTTTCCTTGTCCCGTGGTAAGCCAAAGCATAGACACACCTGTATCGAGATGGCAGGCAATTAGCCAGTCATGCGGGAAAGTATCGCGCATCCAGCGGTTCGCCATGGTGCTTTGGGACACACCCAAATGATCACATAGAGCCTGTCTTGTACTGAATCCGTAGGCCTGAAGTATGCGTGTTATTGCATCTTTCCCACCATTTTGAGATGAAAAGTTATAGGGTGAGATCGCCTGTGGGGTTTCTTTTGTGTTTGACATATTTAAAATGAGATCCTATTATCGGTTTTGTGGTGTTCGGAATAACTGCGAATAGTTCCGAATAGTGAAGTTTAAAACACAAACTGAGGAATAGTGCATCATGAAAAGCAATTTTTCAATGCGCCCCAGCATCAACCTTGTGGTGTCTGAACCATTCATCACACTGGATGAGTTCTGCCGCCGTACTGGTTACAAGCTTAGCTATGCCCGCCAGATGGTCCGCGAAGGTCGTTTACCTATCCGTAAAAAAGAAGGGGTAAACAGCCTTGTTGAAGTAAACATGTTTGCGTTGACGTTGGAAGCAGCTCAAGGCTGTGAAATCGCAATGCAAGCCTGATAGTTCCATTTTGGGATATAGAGAGGCGCTTTACATGTTTGATTATAAGATTTCCAAACATCCGCACTTTGACGAAGCCTGCCGGGCATTTGCGCTGCGTCACAACATGGCTAAGCTGGCAGAACGCGCAGGAATGAATGTCCAGACGCTGCGCAATAAGCTGAACCCAGAGCAACCGCATCAACTTACGCCGCCGGAGATCTGGCTGCTGACTGATATCACAGAAGACTCAACGCTGGTTGACGGTTTTCTGGCTCAAATCCATTGCCTGCCGTGTGTGCCATTGAATGAAGTGGCAAAAGAGAACCTGCCGCATTACGTCATGAGTGCAACTGCGGAGATTGGGCGAGTAGCTGCAGGCGCAGTATCCGGTGATGTAAAAACCAGTGCGGGCCGCCGCGATGTTATCAACAGCATCAACTCTGTCACACGCCTGATGGCACTCACCGCAGTTTCATTACATGCGCGTTTGCAGGCGAATCCGGCGATGGCAAGCGCAGTAGATACCGTGACGGGCCTCGGCGCTTCGTTCGGTCTGATCTGAGGTGGTTATGCTGACTAAAGAACCATCTTTTGCATCACTGCTTGTTAAGCAAAGTCCTGCAATGCACTGCGGTCATGGCTGGATTATGGGGAAGGATGGCAAGCGCTGGCATCCGTGCCGCTCTCAGGATGCGTTGCTGGCTGAGCTGTCCACTAAAAAGCAGGGGAAACCATGGCTATTGAAGGCGATGCTGCGACTGTTCCGCTAAGCGCTGGCCTCCGCCTTAATGGGTTAAACCACATCGCGGAATTAAGGGCGAAAGTGTTTGGCTTAAATATTGATTCAGAACTGGAGCGTTTTATTAGCGATATGCGGGACCAACGGGATATTAACCATGAGCAGAATAAACGCGCATTAGCCGCAATATTTTTTATGGCAAAGATTCCGGCGGAACGTCATAGCGTCAATGTTAGTGAGCTGACGACTGACGAAAAGCGGGAGCTGATTAAAGCAATGAACCATTTCCGTACAGTGGTGAGTTTATTTCCAAATCGGCTAGCCATGCCGAATTAACCCACAACCGAAATTAAAGGCGTAAACCCGCCGGGCTTCTTATTGCCCAAATTCAGGAGAAACAACAATGCGAAATATTGAAACCCGTATCACCAAAACCGGACCAGATGATGCTGGCCTTAACCAGATGCTGACTGATGCACGGATGGAAGAGCGCCGGGCACGTGCTGCGGCAATGGCAGCCCGTCTTGATAGCCTGGCCTGCCATATCACGTCACGCCAGCTTAACCACGTTGAAGCGGCGGAGCTGCTGCGTATTGCGGCTGAAAACATTCAGAACGAAGCGCAGGAGATCCACTGATGGCTGATTCAATGGACCTTGTACAGCAGCGCGTTGAAGAAGAACGCCAGCGCCATATCAACATCGCACGCAGCCGCATCGCTGCGCCCTCTCGTTTCCTCTGCGAAGAATGCGACGCACCAATCCCGGAAGCACGGCGCGCTGCAATTCCGGGCGTGGCCTATTGCGTGACCTGTCAGCAAATAGCAGAGCTCAAATCCAAGCATTATAGGGGCGTTTAAATGAGCACAGTTCATAGTTTAAAAATTGGGCCGATGTTTTTTGTAGATGTTTTATCTGGTCATAAAAAAGCCGAATTCAGAATCAATGACCGTGATTTTAAATGTGGTAATTTTCTGTTACTGCGGGAATGGGAGGGTAAATACACTGGTAATAAACTCATTGTAAAAATCACTCACATCTTACCAATTGATAACTTAATTAGCGGTTGCGGTAATTGGGTGATGTTATCAATCACTCCAATCAGTACTACCGACCCATTAACGATAATTGAAGCAATGGTGGGGGGGGAGTTATGAGCCTCCGCATAGAAATCGGTGATAAATGGGTTGTTACCAGCGACCAATATCAATTCATCCTGAATGAAAAGAAAGTCGTTAAGTCAGGTCATAAAGCTGGCGAGGAATGGCTCGACACTATCGGATATTACCCGAAGATTAACCAGCTTATTTCCGGTCTGGTGCATTATCAAATTCAAACGGCACCGTTAAATTCTCTTACTGAAATGGCAGCAGAAATAGAGAAGTTATCGTTTATCTGTGAAGACGCATTTAAGGCGGTGAAAAATGATTGATTCCCGCTGCTTAGCCGAAAACACAATAAATATTGTTTATGTTTCAGGTGGAAAGGACAGTCTTGCTGACTGGCTGCTTGCCATTGAAGCAGGGATTGCACATATGCCAGCGCTTGCCGATACCGGGCATGAGCACCCTCAAACAATGGAATACCTGGAATATCTGGAATCAAAACTCGGGAAAATAACCCGTGTGAAAGCCGATTTTTCGCGACAAATTGAAGGGAAGCGCAAGTTTATCGCTGAGAAATGGCCGGTGTCGTTGGTTGAAGAGTGCGGGATGTCTCACGATGAAGCGGCGGAACGTATTGCTCGTGCGCTGGAAATTCTTCACCCGACCGGAAATCCTTTTCTCGATTTATGTATGTGGAAGGGGAGATTTCCAAGCACTAAGGCAAGATTCTGCACCTTTGACCTTAAGCATGAGCCGATTCGCACGCAGATTGTATTACCTGCACTGGAGGAATACGACGAGGTAATAAGCTGGCAGGGTGTTCGTGCTCAGGAGTCACCAGCTCGCGCGGCTTTACCTATGTGGGAGGAGGACGCAGACGATACACCGGGCCTTCATGTCTATCGTCCGATCCTCAACTGGCTGCATGAAGATGTGTTCGCTCTTGCCAGACGCCATGGTATTAAGCCTAACCCACTTTATCTGCAGGGCTGCAGCCGTGTCGGGTGTATGCCATGTATTCACGCCCGCAAGTCCGAGCTTGCAGAAATTTTCCAGCGCTGGCCTGAAGAAATCAGCCGTGTGGCTGAATGGGAGAGGATGGTTGCGGAATGTTCACGGCGTGGAAATTCAACATTCTTCCCGTCCACGCATGACCCGCGCCGTGCTGAAAAACGTATTGAAGTCATTACCGTTGATGCTTATGGCATTGAGTCTTATCGCGACTGGGCCTTAACCACTCGTGGCGGTGTGCAGTTCGATCTGCTGGCAGGCATGAATGATAAGGCGGTGTGTAGCAGTGTTTATGCGGGAGTCTGCGAGTGACGGAAATCACTACAGGCCGTCTTGCCGCCACATTTGTAACTGAAAATCCCGGTAGCGTTGAGAATGTTGCCGGGCCTTATTCGTGGAATTTGCCCAAACAAGCGGTTAACCCGTATCTGGACCCGGCGGACGTTGCGCCGGTGTCTGCACTTTCAAACCTGATCACTCTGTACGCTGCGGATAACGAGCAGGAGCAACTGCGCCGTGAGGCGTTGAGTGATGAGGTTTGGGAACGCTATTTCTTTAATGAATCCCGTGATCCTGTCCAGCGTGAAATTGAGCAGGATCGGCTGATTAGCCATGCCAAAATGGCCCGCGAACAGCAGCGCGTTAATCCAGATTTGGGGATTATTGCCGATGTAAGCGCCATGCCTGCCCATATCAGCAAGCCTCTGCTGGAGCGGATTAAATACTTCCATAGCCTGGGCAGGGTTAAAGCTTATTCCCGCTATCTGCGCGAAACAATCAGGCCTTGTCTTGAGCGGCTGGAGCGCGTACGTGACAGCCAGGTGTCTGCCTCTTTTCGTTTCATGGCGAGCCAGGACGGGCTGGAGGGGCTACTGGTACTGCCTGAAATGAATCAGGATCAGGTCAAGCGCCTTTCCACGCTGGTTGCGGCACATATGAGCATGTGTCTTGATGCGGCCTGCGGTGATCTGTTTGTCAGTGACGATGTTAAACCAGAAGAAATCCGCCAGGCATGGGAAAGGGTTGCTGCAGAAGCCATGCGCCTTGAGGTCATCCCGCCTGCTTTTGAGCAGTTGCGCCGCAAAAAGCGCCGCCGCAAGCCGGTGCCTTATGAACTGATCCCACCGTCGCTGGCGCGCATGCTGTGCGCGGACTGGTGGTATCGCAAATTGTGGCAGATGCGCTGCGAGTGGCGGGAGGAGCAGTTGCGCGCCGTCTGCCTGGTCAACAAGAAAGCCTCACCGTATGTCAGCTACGAAGCCGTGATCCACAAACGCGAGCAGCGCCGCAAATCGCTGGAGTTCTTCCGCTCGCATGAGCTGATCAACGAAGACGGCGACACGCTGGACATGGAAGACGTGGTGAACGCCAGCAACAGCAACCCGGCGCACCGCCGTAATGAAATGATGGCCTGTGTTAAGGGGCTGGAGCTGATCGCGGAAATGCGCGGAGACTGCGCGGTGTTTTATACCATCACCTGCCCGTCACGCTTCCACGCAACCCTCAACAACGGCAGACCTAATCCGAAGTGGACCAGTGCCACTGTCCGGCAGAGCAGTGACTATCTGGTTGATACGTTCGCCGCTTTCCGCAAGGCAATGTACAAGGCCGGGTTGCGCTGGTACGGCGTCCGCGTTGCAGAGCCGCACCATGACGGCACCGTGCACTGGCATCTTCTGTGCTTCATGCGCAAAAAAGACCGCCGTTCCATCACCGCGCTGCTGCGTAAGTTTGCCATCCGTGAAGACCGCGAGGAGCTGGGCACCAATACCGGGCCGCGCTTCAAGTCCGAGCTAATCAACCCGCGCAAGGGCACGCCGACCAGCTACATCGCCAAATACATCAGTAAGAACATCGACGGGCGCGGGCTGGCTAAAGAAATCAGCAAAGAAACCGGCAGATCACTGCGTGACAGCGCCGAGCATGTCAGCGCCTGGGCGTCACTGCACCGTGTCCAGCAATTCCGTTTCTTTGGTATTCCGGGGCGTCAGGCATACCGTGAGCTGCGCTTGCTGGCTGGTCAGGCGGCGAGAGTGCAGGGCGAACGCAAAGCGGGTGCGCCGGTACTGGATAATCCGCGTCTGGATGCGGTACTGGCAGCTGCAGATGCGGGTTGCTTTGCCACCTACATCATGAAACAGGGCGGTGTACTGGTTCCCCGCAAACATCACCTTGTCCGCACAGCTTATGAGCTTAACGACGAACCGAGCGCCTACGGCGATCACGGTATCCGTATCTATGGCATCTGGTCCCCGATTGTAGAGGGCAAAATTTGCACGCACGCGATGAAGTGGAAAAAGGTTCGTAAGGCCGTTGACGTTCAGGAGGCGGCAGCCGACCAGGGCGCTTGCGCCCCTTGGACTCGTGGCAATAACTGTCCCCCTGTTGAAAATACGAACAAATCAGGGGGGGATCTGCCCGATATTAACACCATGAATGAGAAGGAACTGCAGGATTATCTCCACAATATGGGCCAGAAGGAACGGCGGGAACTTACAGCCAGGTTGAGACTGGTAAAACCGAAGCGGAAAACAGTATACAAACAGAATATTTCGGAGCAGCAGCGCCTGCAGCTTAAGGCAGAACTGACTGCCAGAGGGTTTGAAGGTAGTGCATCGGAGATTGATTTGCTTCTGCGTGGCGGCAGTATTCCATCCGGGGCTGGGTTGCTTATTTTTTACCGTAACCAGCGGTTGCAGGAAGATGATAGATGGCGGCAATGGTACGGCTGACGCGGGTTAATAATTTATGCTGTATTGATCGGTGTCAGGGCTATCTAATTGACAGATAAAAAGAGTTTTACATTTCTAGCTTCCTAATATACTGTAATTATAAACAGTGGTTATATATACAGCATTGTGTTCCGTAGCAGTGAAAGGAGGAAAGATGCAGGACTATCTTTTGGAGTCGTTGAAGCTCCAGCGCATTGATTTTTTTATCAAGCTTGTGGCGGCTAGTGAGTGCAGCGACGAAGAGAAGCGGCTGGCTATCCAGTGGGTGTCCGAACTGACAGACGAACTGATGGCAAAAATTCGCAGCCATGAATACAGCAGGTCTATGGACGTGACCAGTTAAAAGGAATCTGTATGCGTATTGAAATAATGATCGATAAAGAGCAGAAGATTAGCCAGTCCACACTGGACGCCCTTGAAACCGAGCTTTACCGTAATTTGCGCCCTCTGTACCCAAAAACAGCAATTCGCATCCGTAAGGGCAGCGCCAATGGTGTTGAACTAAGCGGGCTAAAACAGGATGAAGACAAAAAGCGAGTGATGGAAATTATGCAGCAGGTCTGGCAGGACGACTGCTGGTTACATTAAGGAACATTGCGGGCGATAAAACTGGTTTTTACCGTCCGCAAGGTTGAACAAAGAGTGTAGCGAGGCGTTAGGTGGTTCAAAGGAGAAGCGGTTATTTTGCCCGTAAAAGTGAACCTCCTGTATCTCGATCAGTTTTCTTTGAATTTTTCACTCAATCTTTTCGTCAATACCTCGATAGATTCTTTACGACCGGAGAACAAGTCATTGACGACGTACTCCATAATCTCAAAAGCATCCTCAATGTCTTTGATTTTTACTTCATCGTAGGTATGGCTTCCGGCATTTCCTAAAAATTTAATTGCCATAAGAGGCTTTGAAAACGATTCGTATAATTCAGGCAGCATCCCTAAACGGTGGTGTAGGGTTATGCGTTTGCCATTATCACTACGTTCAGTTACATCCATAGCGGTCAGCATTCTTTCAACTGAAATTCGGATTAGGTTTGCTGCTGCTCCAGGCTGTATTAGGAAAATGGAAAATGAGGCTTCAAGTGGTTCGGTAATTTCTTTTGGGCATTTTTCAGGTATTTCGAAAGGATGCAGAGATGGGAAAAAGGTGAAAGGTCTGTGCCATTGATAGTACTCCATATCATTTCTTTCTTCATCCCAACCTTGTTCCCATCCACTCTGACCAGAACAGGCTACAACTTCGCCACATTGCCTTCTTGAGCAGCGGGCCATGCAACTGAAAACAGATGAATCCATTTCTGGTTCAAACCAATCTTCACTTCGGTATTTTTGGGTGTCATGTGTGTCATTCAAGACGAAACTTTCTTTAATGATCTGTAGGGTTTTCTGATGGCATTTAGGGCAGGGCCACTCAACCTGCATATCGTGGAAAAACGCACCAGAGAGCTTGTGCACAGCCATTCTTTGTGTTCCTCATTTTTATGATTGGTAGGGATTGTATCTTCATATACGATTACAGTTGCATTAAAGATAAGCCATAGCAAGCTACTGGAAAAGGGTCGAAGCAGTTGGAGCATATCAGATGTTTTTTCTTAAGGTGAATTGTTGTGCATGACTATGCTGCATGAAATCGCATGATCGTTTGAGGATCGTTTTTGCTGAGGCTCGCCAGAACTGGCGGGCTTTTGTTGATGCCATGCAGGTGCATGAAAACCACTACAGAAAGCGGGCAGGCGTGGCGGGGATACGAGCGCGCGCTGTGCGTGGTTGTAAAAGGAAATTGTTTTCGGTATAACCACTTCCATTAGAAGGAGAATTTATGAAAATTTTTGCAATAGTCATTACATGTATACTGGCATTGATTGCAGGATTATGGCTTTATATGTATCCTGGTTTTGATTCTATTGTTGCATTTTTGGCTGCAGTTAGCGCTTTAGCTGGATTACTTATCACTACAAAAAATAAATATAATTCTATGAGTCAATCAGTTGGTGATAATTCAATTGGTGTCCAGGCTGGCGGTGATATTAAAATTGATTGTATAAATACAAGTGATAAAAAATAAGGAGGATATATGTTTAGTGATAAACAAAAGCAACAAATAGGTAATAATTCGTATGCAATTCAAGCTGGAAATAATGTAAATGTTTCAGGGATGTCGTTTTCCGAGGTTAGAGAACTATTCAACATTCTCTTCGAAAATCAGTTCCCAAAATTAAAAGATGTTGCTTATGCTGCAGCTCAAGAGAATGCAAAAGATTTTGAAGAGCGTGTCGTTTCGGATTTAACAAAAAACGTTGATAGATTGATTATTGATAAATTTTGCGATCCGGACGTTCAGGCTACATTGACTGAGGCATTAAAGTCATCAGCTAGGAAGGGAAAGAAAGCTAATATGGATGTGCTTTCTCAGTTGTTAGTTGAACGAGTCTCCAATAACAATGACGATTTTAGAGATATAGTTTTAACGGAGGCAGTTACTGTCGTTCCCAAGTTAACACAGCAACAAATATCACTTATAACGATAGTTTTTCTTCTCAAGAACGTTGAGATCAAAGATCCTGTTAATGGTGTTCGATTGGATTTGTTGGAGCGCAATTTTAGAAGTTTTGAATCAATGTATACTGATGGGTTTAATTTGTCTCAAGCCCAGATATATCACATTCAATATGCAGGGGCTTGTTCATGGAATACTTTTTTAGGGATAAATGTTGAAGACTATTTCATGAATAAATACCCGACTGATATAAAAGATAAGAGTGCGTATATTTCAAATCTTAAGTTAGTTGCCCCTCATGTGTCTGCATTTTTAGAAAAATTTTCAAAGAGCAACTATCAAGGAATTGAACTAACAAGTGTAGGGCAAGCAATTGCTCTAGCCGTTATTTCAAGATACGTAGGAAGATTGGATTATAATATTTGGTTAAAATAGGGCAGTATCTGCCCTGCTTTATTATAATTCATATGGTAGGAAAGAAATTATTTCATCACTCAACCATTCATTAATTTCTTTGATTCGCTTTTGTAGCGGTATCAACTCGTTGCGGACAAACACCTTACTCGCCTTTTCCACATCCCCAAATCCCCCAACATTACTCGGCATAATCCCCATCATCTGAGGCGGCACGCGGTGCGCAGCCATCATGTCATCACGGCTCACATTTTTGATATTCAGAAATTCATCCTTTGCCGCAACCTCTGAAAGCGGGATGATCTGAATGCCATCCTTTTTGCCGTTGGGTGAGTACATAAACAGGTTGCGGAAGTTACCCGGCCCTTTGGCGCTTTTCATCGCCTGGCGGATATTGTTCACGTCTTCCTGGTTCTGCGCCGCATCGGTCATGTACATGATGAAGCCTGCGTGGCTACCGTTAATGTAGTACTTCCGGCGGAACAGTGTTGCGGACTCATTCAGCAGGGCGGAAGGGATAGCTGACAGATATTCCGGCAGACCGTAAATCTCCTGGTTTAAATCCGGCTCCATCAGGTGAAAGATGCTGCCTTTGGTGAATTCGTAGGGCTGCGTGGTTAGGCCGTATTGCACAAACCAGTATGTGTCGAGATCCACTCCGCGGCGGGTGTATTTCGCCAGCGATGGTTCCAGCGACAGGATGCCGCCTAGGCGGTTCGTTCGTTTCTCCAGATAAGCGTTACCAAACACCAGATAGTCCTGCACAAAGCGGCTGAACGCCTGCTGACTCAGGAGTGGATGCGGGATAAAGGTGCTGGTCAGAATATTGCGTTTAACGGCAATCGGTGAACTGTGGTGCACGGCGGCACGGTAGGTGCGAGCCAGCCCATCAAAACTGACCGGCGGTTCATACCATCTGTCCATCTGTACACATTCTACATAGTCCAGCAGCTCGCGGCGGTCCAGTACCGGGATCGGATCGCCAAAGCTGAACGTTTCGGCGTGAGTTGTATTCTTCTGCAGTTCGGCCTCCTGCACAGGCGCGGTGCTGGTCAGGGCGTCGTGTTCACTCATCAAAAAATCTCCACAATATTGCTGGTATTGGCGGCTTCGCCCTGCAGCGGTTCGTTAAACAGTGCGTGCATCGTTGCCCAGGCCAAATCTGCGTGACTGGCTTCTTCGCTGCGGCTGGCTTCGTAGGTAGGGCGGTTGCCGCTGGCGGTGGTGGCCCGGCGGATAGCCATAAAGGACTGCGCAATGTCGGTGTGCCCCGCGTCAAACTCCAGACGGCGGTGGCTGATAATGTCGTATGCCTTGAGCACCAGGGCATTTTTAACGTTGGGGTTGTAGACAAACTCCCGGACGGCAGGAAAGAACGCTTTCACATTCTCGTAAACCCCGTGACCAACGCCGGTCGAGTCGATACCTATGTATGTCACGTTGTACTGTTCAGTCAGTTTTTTGATGGCGTCAGCCTGGGCGCGGAAGTCCATCCCGCGCCACTGGTGACGCTCAAGAATGCGAAACTTACCGCCTGGCACGGCTGGCGGTGCCACCACCACGCATCCGGCGCTGTCGCCGTTCTGCGTACCTTTTGCTGGGTCATAACCGATCCACACTTCGCGCCAGCCAAACGGGCGCAGGGCCAGTGCATGAAAGTCGGTCCAGACTTCCCAGCTGTCCACCATGCACGCCTGCAGTTCGCTGAGCGGGAACACGGACGCGAGATCGTCCACAAACTCGCACATCAGCAGGTTCTGGTATTCGTCCGGGCTATACTCCATGCGCAACTGATCAAGGTCGAACAGGTTACAGCCGCCGCGCACTGCATCTTCCACGGTGACTATCTGGCGGTATTGACCGTCTGCGCACAGCAGGCCGGGGGCCAGATTGCTGTGGGACAGATCAATGTCCACCTTATCGGCTTTGTTGCGCCCACGGTTGAACAGCGCACCGGACCAGAACGGATAAGCACTGTGTGTCAGGCTGGATGGCGTGGAAAAATAGGTTTGTCGCCATTTTTTGTGAATAGCCATACCGGAAGCTACTTTGCGCAGCTCCTGGAATTTCGGTATCCAGAAATATTCATCCAGATACAGGTTGCCATGGTAACTCTGGGCCGTGCGGGCATTCGTGCCGAGGAAATACAGTGTGGCCCCGTTAGGAAGCACCATCGGATCGCCTTTAAGTTCCACTTCCACTTCTTTGGCGAAGTCGATGATGTACTGCTTAAAGACGTGGGCCTGTGCCTTACTGGCAGAAAGGAAAATCTGGTTACGTCCGGTCAGCAGGGCGTCAATCAGGGCTTCACGGGCAAAGTAAAAGGTCGCGCCGATCTGGCGTGACTTCAGCAGGTTGCGAATGCGGTTGGTTTTTCCGGCTTCCCACCAGTGGCGCTGGTAGTTGAACAAGGAGGCGTGGAAGACTTCTTCCAGCTTTTCGACCTGTTCATCAGTGAAAACATTCTTTTCCGGCTGACGGCGTGGGCCTTTGTTGCGGTTGGCGACGTTAGGGTTTAAGTCGGCTTCGTTGCCGCCATTGTTAAACTTGCCGATCCGCGCGTGGCGCTCCGACTGGCGCGCCAGCAGGTCAATTTCTTTGAAATCTTTCCCTTCTTTATGCTCCTTCATAATGAGCTGGCAGTAGCGTGCGGCGGTGGTGAGCTGCATCTGATCCAGCGGCCCATAGTCACCCCACTTGTCGCGTTTCTTCCAGCTGTGAACGGTTGCAACTTTCTCGCCCAGCATTTCAGCAATGCGGGCTACGCGGTATCCCTGAAAGTACAGCAGCATGGCCTGCCGACGGGGATCGAGGTCTGCGGGTGTCAGTGTGGTGTTCATGGCACAAACCTACAGCCTTGAATGAAGGCTTTCCCCGCCTGCGGTTTGTGTGGTTGTCGGTACAAATACCGCGCATTGTTTCACTGCCCCCATCACCGCAACCATAAGGCTCCAGTAAGTTTTTTCTAACGGAGCACGGCTCATGACAGTGAAAGCAAAGCGTTTTCGCATCGGGGTGGAAGGTGCCACCACCGACGGACGCGAAATCCAGCGTGAATGGCTGGAACAGATGGCAGCCAGCTACAACCCGGCGGTGTACACCGCGCTGATTAACCTTGAGCACATCAAGTCTTATCTGCCGGACAGCACCTTTAATCGCTACGGCAAGGTGACGGCGCTGTTTGCTGAAGAAATCACGGAAGGTCCGCTGGCAGGCAAGATGGCGCTGTATGCCGACGTTGAGCCAACGGAGTCCCTGGTGGAGCTGGTGAAAAAAGGCCAGAAATTATTCACCTCTATGGAAGTCAGCCCGAAGTTTGCTGATACGGGCAAAGCCTACCTGGTCGGCTTGGCTGCTACTGATGACCCTGCCAGTCTGGGTACGGAAATGCTGACATTCAGCGCCAGTGCAGCCCATAACCCGCTGGCAAACCGCAAGCAGAATCCCGCCAATCTCTTTACCGCCGCAGAGGAAATGCTGATCGAACTGGAAGAAGTCCAGGACGAAAAGCCGTCCCTCTTTGCCCGCGTCACCGCGCTGTTCACCAAAAAAGAGCAGACCGACGATGCGCGATTCTCTGATGTGCATAAAGCCGTGGAGCTGGTCGCTACTGAGCAGCAGATCCTGAGCGAGCGCACTGATAAATCCCTGTCCGATCAGGACCAGCGTCTTTCTGAGCTGGAGTCCTCCCTGCAAGAACAGCTGGCCGCCTTTGCCGAGCTTGAGCAGAAGCTTAGCAGCGAAGACAGCCGTAAAGACTACCGCCAGCGCGCGCCAGGCGGTGACGCACCGGCAGGCACCCTGACCAATTGCTGATGGAGCATAAAACCCGATGAAAAAGAAAACCCGCTTTGCCTTTAACGCTTACCTGCAGCAACTGGCGCGCCTGAACGGTGTGGAGGTTGAAGAACTCTCCAGCAAGTTCACCGTTGAGCCGTCCGTACAGCAGACGCTGGAAGACCAGATCCAGCAGTCCGCCGCTTTCCTGACGCTGATTAACATCACGCCGGTCACTGAGCAGTCCGGTCAGTTGCTGGGGCTGGGCGTTGGTAGCACCATTGCCGGAACCACCGATACCACCACCAAAGAGCGCGAGCCTACCGATCCGACGCTGATGGAAGACGTGGAATACAAATGCGAGCAGACCAACTTTGATACGGTGCTGACCTACGCAAAACTGGACCTGTGGGCCAAGTTCCAGGACTTCCAGGTGCGTATCCGCAACGCCATCGTCAAGCGTCAGGCGCTGGACCGCATCATGATCGGCTTTAACGGCGTGAAGCGCGCCAAAACCTCCAATCGTGCTGAAAACCCGCTGCTGCAGGACGTCAATAAAGGCTGGCTGCAGAAAATCCGCGAAGACGCGCCGGATCACGTCATGGGCAGCAAAACCACAGAAGACGGCACCACTACTGCGGAACCGGTAAAAGTAGGTCCGGGTGGTAAGTATGTAAATCTTGACGCGGTGGTGATGGATACCGTCAACGAGCTGATCGATGTGGAGTATCAGGATGATGACGAACTGGTTGTTGTCTGTGGTCGTGAATTGCTTTCTGACAAGTATTTCCCGCTGGTCAACAAAGAGCAGGACAACAGCGAGAAAATCGCCGCCGATCTGATCATCAGCCAGAAACGTATGGGCGGCCTGCAGGCCGTGCGCGCGCCTTTCTTCCCGGCGAATGCCCTGCTGATTACCCGACTGGATAACCTGTCCATCTACTGGCAGGAAGACACCCGCCGCCGTTCTGTTATCGACAATCCGAAACGTGACCGGATTGAAAACTTTGAATCCGTCAACGAGGCGTATGTGGTTGAGGACTACCGCTGCGCGGCGCTGGTTGAAAACATCGAAATCGGTGATCTCAGCGTGCCTGCCGCACCGGAAGGTGGGGAATAACGCATGAGCCTGAGTCCCGCACGGCAGCACCGCCTGCGCATTCAGGCCGAACAGGCCGCCCGTGAGGGCGGCAGTGTTCGCCATGCGTCGGGGTATGACCTGATGCTGCTGCAACTGGCAGAAGACCGCCGCCGCCTTAAGGGCATTCAGTCCACCGTGAAAAAGGCGGAAATCAAGGTGGAGCTGCTGCCGAAATATTCCGCCTGGGCGGAGGGCGTGCTGGCTGCCGGAGGTGCGCAGCAGGATGACGTGCTGATGTACGTGATGCTGTGGCGTATCGACGCCGGTGATTATGCCGGTGCGCTCGAAATTGGGCGCCATGCGCTGCGCCATGGCTGGGTGATGCCTCTGGGCAATCGTAACGTGCAGACCGTGCTGGCAGAAGAAATGGCAGATGCGGCGCAAAGCGCTCTGCTTGCCGCTGCCGGTTTTGATGCCGATCTGCTTTTGCAGACGCTGGACCTGACCACCGATCTTGATATGCCGGACCAGTCGCGGGCGCGTCTGCATAAAGCCATTGGCGCTGTACTGAGCGAAAGCAACCCGGCATCTGCCCTGAATCACCTTAACCATGCGCTGCAGCTTGATCCCCGCTGCGGTGTGAAAAAAGAAAAGCAGCAGCTGGAGCGCAGACTGCGCAATGACAGCCGCTAACGAACGTGCCCCGCGCACGGGCGGCACGGGATGGCGAAAGGCACTGCCACATCAAAATTCCGTCCACCGCCCACTTATTCAGGAGAAAGCCGCATGAAGTTTGTTGCGCCAGAACAGGCACCGGAACAGGCGGAGGTCATCAAAAATACGCCGTTCTGGCCTGATGTGGACCTGTCGGAATTTCGCAGTGTGATGCGCACTGACGGCACGGTGACGCAGCCGCGTTTAAAGCAGGTCGTGCTGACGGCGATCTCTGAGGTTAACGCTGAGCTGTACGACTTCCGCAACCGTCAGCAGATGCTGGGCTGGCGGACACTTGCTGAGGTTCCCGCAGAAATGCTGGACGGTAAAAGCGAGCGTATCCGGCACTACCACAACGCTGTTTTTTGCTGGGCGCGCGCTGTGCTTAATGAGCGTTATCAGGACTATGACGCCACGGCGTCAGGCGTGAAGCGAGGGGAGGAGCTGGCGGAGGCCAGCGGCGATCTGTGGCGTGATGCCCGCTGGGCCATCAGCCGGGTGCAGGATGCACCGCACTGTACGGTGGAGCTTATCTGATGAAAGTGCGTGCGCATCAGTATGACACGGTGGACGCGCTTTGCTGGCGTCATTACGGGCGCACGCAGGGTGTCACTGAGCAGGTTCTGCAGGCAAATCCGGGGCTGGCTGAGTACGGCCCATTTTTACCGCACGGGCTGCAGGTGGAGCTGCCGGACATTACGGCGTCAACCACGGCGCAGACCGTCCAGCTATGGGACTGAATTATGACGCTTGAACGAATCAGCGCCTTTATCACTTACTGCATTGCCGTGCTGCTGGCATGGCTGGGCGATCTGTCGCTCAAGGATGCGTCAACGGTTGGCGGCGTACTGATTGGTGTGCTGATGCTGGCTATCAACTGGTACTACAAACACCAGTCTTTCAAATTGTTACGTGGCGGCAAGATTTCGCGGGGGGAATATGAATCCTTCAATCGTTAAGCGCTGCCTTGTCGGGGCGGTGCTGGCTATCGCAGCCACGCTGCCCGGATTTCAGTCGCTTCATACCTCCGTTGAGGGGCTGAAACTGATCGCCGATTACGAGGGATGCCGCCTGCAGCCTTATCAGTGCAGCGCGGGCGTCTGGACTGACGGGATCGGCAATACGTCCGGTGTGGTGCCTGGAAAAACCATCACGGAACGGCAGGCGGCGCAGGGACTTATCACCAACGTGCTGCGCGTGGAGCGAGCACTGGATAAATGTGTGGTGCAGCCGATGCCGCAAAAGGTCTATGACGCGGTGGTGTCGTTTGCTTTCAACGTGGGCACCGGAAACGCCTGCAGCTCCACGCTGGTTAAGTTGCTGAACCAGCGGCGCTGGGCGGATGCCTGCCTTCAGCTGCCGCGCTGGGTTTATGTGAAAGGTGTATTTAATCAGGGGCTGGATAACCGCCGTGCGCGGGAGATGGCCTGGTGCCTTAAAGGAGCTGGACTATGACGCGTGCGCTGGCAGTAGTGGTGGCGCTGGCATTCGTTGCGCTGGGCTGGCAGTCGTGGCGGCTTAACAGCGCCAGCCACACCATCGAAACGCAGCTCGCGGCGCTGAAAAGCAAAGCGCAGGAACTGACGAAGAAAAATAGCCAGCTGATCGGTCTGTCCATTCTGGCTGAAACCAACAACCGGGAGCAGGCGCGGCTCTATGCCGAAGCAGAACAGACCAGCGCACAGCTGAGACAACGACAACGCCGGATCGAGGAACTGAAACGTGAGAACGAGGATTTACGCCGCTGGGCTGATACTCCTTTGCCTGCTGACATTATCCGGCTGCGGGAACGCCCCACGCTCACCGGAGGTGCCGCTTACCGTCAGTGGTTGTCCGCGAGTGACGCCGTGTCGGTTGGATCAGGCAACGCCGCGCACTAACGGTGATCTGAACGCGTTGCTGGATGAAACGGAGGCCGCCTGGGCGGTCTGTGCAGACAAAGTGGACATGATTATTGCGTGTCAGGAGCGAAACAGTGAACAAACCACAATCCCTGCGCCACGCCCTCAATAAAGCGGTGCCTTATGTCCGCAATAACCCGGACAAACTGCATCTGTTTGTGGATAACGGTTCGCTGGTTGCCACGGGGGCCAGCTCCATGTCATGGGAGTACCGTTACACCCTGAACGTGGTGATTGAGGATTTCAGCGGCGACCAGAATCTGCTGATGGCCCCGGTTTTGCTGTGGCTGCGGGATAACCAGCCTGATGCCATCAATAATCCGGCGTTACGGGAAAAGCTATTCACCTTTGAGGTGGATATTCTGCGCAACGATGTCTGTGATATCAGCCTTAATCTGCAACTGACGGAGCGTGTGCTGGTCAGCACTGACGGCAGTGTGTCGAGTGTTGAAGCTGTTGCGGAACCCGATGAACCTGAAGAAATGTGGACGGTGAAACGTGGCTGAATTGCAGAAGGTGGACGACTGGCTGAGTGCCTTGCTGGCGAATCTGGAGCCAGCTGCAAGAAGCCGTATGATGCGTCAGCTGGCGCAGGAACTGCGTCGGACACAGCAGCAGAATATCAGGATGCAGCGCAACCCTGATGGCAGCAGCTATGAACCGCGACGGGTAACAGCACGCAGTAAAAAGGGGCGCATCAAACGTCAGATGTTTGCAAAGCTGCGTACCACAAAATACCTGAGAACTGCCGCCAGCTCTGATTCTGCCAGCGTACAGTTTGAAGGTAAGGTGCAGCGTATTGCCCGTGTTCATCACTACGGCCTGCGCGATCGCGTCAGTCGCAAAGGACCGGAGGTCCGCTATGCAGAGCGCCGCCTGCTGGGTGTAAATGATGATGTTGAGGCAATGACCCGCGACATGATTCTGCAATGGCTGGCGGGATGATCTTTGTATCAGCACTGATACAAGTTGCAGCACTGCCGCCTTTCTTCCCCTGATGGCAACCTTTCCCTATGAACGCACAATTAACCGAAATCATGCGCCTTATCACCAATCTGATCCGCACAGGTGTAGTCACCGAAGTGGACCGGGAAAACTGGCTTTGTCGGGTGAAAACGGGCGACCTTGAAACCAACTGGATTAACTGGCTGACGCTGCGCGCGGGTAATGCCCGCACATGGTGGAAACCATCGGAAGGTGAGCAGGTGGTGCTGCTGAGTCTGGGCGGCAATCTGGAGACTGCCTTTGCGCTGCCCGCTGTCTATTCGAATCAGTTCGCACCACCGTCGACGTCGGCGGACGCCTGCGTGACAGAACATCCTGACGGTGGCTGGTTTGAATACGAACCCGCCACCGGGCGCTGGTATGTCAGGGGCATCAAATCCATGGTCATTGAGGCTGCCGACAACATCACCCTGAAAACCAGTGAGTTTGTGCTGGAGGCTGACCGCACGCGTATTAACAGCGAAGTAGTGATCAATGGTGGCGTTACCCAGGGCGGCGGTGCAATGAGTTCTAACGGAATTGTGGTTGATGCACATCAGCATACAGGTGTTCTGAAAGGCGGCGCTAACACGGGAGGTCCGGTATGACATTGTATATCGGTATGAGCAGGAATGACGGGCAGGCCATTGCAGATACGGACCATCTGCGCCAGTCGGTTCGGGATATTCTGCTGACGCCGCAGGGCAGCCGTCTTGCCCGCAGGGAATATGGCTCCCTGCTGTCTGCCCTGATTGACCAGCCACAGAGCCCGGCGCTACGCCTGCAGATTATGTCTGCGGTCTATGTGGCGCTGAACCGCTGGGAGCCGCGCCTCACACTGGACTCCATCATCATCAACGGCAATTTTGACGGCTCTATGGTGGTTGAACTTACAGGGCACAGCAATAACGGCGCGCCGGTTTCCCTTTCTGTATCAACAGGAGCAGACAATGGCAGTTATTGACCTTTCCCGGCTACCGCCGCCGCAGATTGTGGACGTGCCGGACTTTGAGGCATTGCTGGCAGAACGTAAGGCCGCCTTTGTGGCCCTTCATCCGGCTGATGAACAGGAGGCCGTTATGCGCACGTTAGCGCTGGAGTCAGAACCTGTCACCAAACTGCTGCAGGAAAATACTTACCGCGAAATCCTGCTGCGTCAGCGAATTAATGAGGCTGCGCAGGCGGTCATGGTGGCCTATTCCACGGGAAATGACCTTGAGCAACTGGCAGGCAACTGCAACGTGAAGCGCCTGACGGTAGTCCCTGCCGATAATGACGCAGTGCCGCCGGTCGCCGCAGTGATGGAAAGTGATGAAGCATTACGCCAGCGCATTCCTGCAGCATTTGAGGGGCTGTCCGTTGCAGGGCCGACGGGAGCCTATGAGTTCCACGCCAGAAGCGCCGACGGGCGGGTGGCTGATGCCAGCGCAACCAGTCCGGCACCGGCAGAGGTGGTGCTTACCGTACTGAGCCGCGAGGGTGACGGTACGGCAGGGGCTGACCTGCTGGCAGTGGTTGAGCAGGCGCTTAACAGTGAAAAGGTTCGCCCGGTGGCAGACCGCCTGACGGTGCGCAGCGCTGAAATTATTCCGTACAGCGTGGACGCAACGATCTTCCTTTATCCGGGGCCGGAGGCTGAGCCGGTGATGGCAGAAGCAAAAGCCAGTCTGCAGAAATACATCGTCAGTCAGACGCGGCTGGGACGTGATATCCGCCGCAGCGCCATTTATGCCGCGTTGCATGTGGAGGGCGTCCAGCGTGTGGAGCTGACGTCCCCGCTGGGTGATGTGGTGCTGGATAAGACGCAGGCGGCATCCTGTACTGAATGGAGCGTCACCAACGGGGGCACAGATGAATAGCCTGTTGCCGCCGGGTTCGTCGCCGCTTGAGCGCCGACTGGCGCAGACCTGCAGCGGGATTTCCGATCTGCAGGTATCACTGCGGGATTTGTGGAACCCTGCAACCTGCCCGATCAGATTTCTGCCTTATCTGGCCTGGGCGTTTTCTGTTGACCGCTGGGATGAGGGCTGGACAGAAAGCGTCAAGCGCCGCGTTGTGCAGGACGCGTTTTATATCCATCAGCACAAGGGGACAACCAGCGCCGTGCGGCGTGTGGTGGAGCCGTTCGGCTTTCTGATCCGCATCATTGAGTGGTGGCAGACTGGCGAAACACCAGGGACGTTTCGTCTGGATATTGGCGTGCAGGACCAGGGCATAACAGAAGAAACCTATCTGGAGCTGGAGCGTCTGATCGGTGATGCCAAACCGTGCAGCCGTCATCTGGTTGGCATGTCCATCAACCTGCAGACAGGCGGCCCGTATTTTGTGGGGGCAGCCACTTATACCGGCGAAGAAATCACGATCTACCCGTATATAAACGAAACCATTATTTCCGGCGGCACCGCTTATGAGGGCGGCGCGGTCCATGTTATTGACACGATGAGAGTGAACCCATGAGCGCAAAATTTTATACCCTGCTGACGGATATCGGCGCGGCGAAACTGGCAAGCGCCGCCGCGCTCGGTGTCCCGTTGAAAATTACCCAGATGGCGGTGGGCGACGGTGGCGGAGTGCTGCCGACTCCAAGCGCACAGCAGACAGCGCTGGTTGCTGAAAAACGCCGCGCTTCCCTCAATATGCTGTACATCGATCCGCAGAACAGCAGCCAGATTATTGCTGAACAGGTGATCCCCGAAACTGAGGGCGGTTGGTGGATTCGTGAGGTTGGTTTGTTTGATGACACCGGCGCGCTGATTGCCGTGGGCAACTGCCCGGAGAGTTACAAGCCGCAACTGGCGGAAGGGAGCGGGCGCACGCAGACCGTGCGCATGGTGCTGATTACCAGCAGCACCGATAATATTACCCTGAAAATTGACCCGGCAGTGGTGCTGGCAACCCGCAAGTATGTGGATGACAAGGTGCTGGAGTTGAAGGTGTATGTGGATGAGCTGATGGCAAAACACCTTGCCGAAGCAGACCCTCATACCCAATACGCACCTAAAGAAAGCCCTACGCTGACGGGCACGCCGAAAGCGCCAACGGCACTAGCTGGGAACAATTCAACGCAGATTGCCAACACTGCGTTTGTGCAGGATGTGGTCACTGCGCTAAATAACGCGCTGGCGCTGAAAGCTCCGCTTGCAAGTCCGGCGCTGACCGGAACGCCGACAGCTCCCACTGCAGCACAGACGGTCAACAATACGCAGGTTGCCACCACGGCATTTGTTAAATCAGCAATCGCGGCGCTGGTTGCATCATCTCCGGCGGCGCTGGACACGCTGAATGAGCTGGCTGAAGCGTTGGGTAATGATCCTAACTTTGCCACCACCATGACAAATGCGCTGGCAGGCAAACAGCCGCTGGATGCCACGCTGACAAGCCTCAGTGGCAAAAGTATTTCAGACCTTCTCCAATACCTTCAATTGGGAGAGGCGGCAAAAAGGGCCGTCGGGACGGGTGCAAATCAGATACCGGATATGAGCAACTTTGAGTTTCAAAATGAGCTGAATGGTGGTTATGTACGATTTCCTCAGAACTGGATGCTGCAATGGAAGAGAGTCTCTATTCCTGCTGCGTCTGGCATTACAGGGGCGACAACATCGGCAAACTATCTAATCCCGTTCACATCAACGGTTATAGGCTCATGGGCCAACGTTGAAAGCCGCACCATTAACGTTGCAGCCAGTCCGTTTGTCAGTGCATCAAATAACAATTTGTCCTCGTTTCTGGCAACCAGCACATATACATCCAGCTCACTGGATGTAATGGTGTATTCAATAGGGCGTTAATTATGAAATTTTTATGGTCACCCGCAAACCTGTCATTTTTTCCCGAGACCCTAATGCAGGAATATATCGATGCTGGCTGGGATTTATCAGATGCCATTGTAATCAGCGATAACGTAAGAGCGGAATTCGGTGGTGTATGGCCGCAGGGGAAGATTCTCTCCAGCGTGAATGGAATGCCGGCCTGGGCTGACATCCCACCACCGACGAAAGAAGAATTAATGCAGTCGGCTGAATATGAACGCCAGCGGCGCATTGATGCTGCCAACGATTTCATGAACAGTAAGCAATGGCCAGGTAAGGTGGCAATTGGTCGGCTGAAAGGTGACGAGCTGGTGCAGTATAATTTCTGGCTAGATTATCTCGATGAGGTGACAGCTGTCGATACCAGCACAGCACCAGATATTAGCTGGCCTCCGGTGCCAACCACGTAACATGTCAACAGGCAGCAACAACGTCTGCGTGAACAACCTGTTAGTGAAACTGCAATAATTTGTGGAAATCATGAGAGTACCAATATATCATATGTAATGGTCTGTTTTTTTTTGGTTTTTTTATGATAACTTATAACACAATTGTTTACATAGCTTTAATATTTATTATATCTTCATTTTTTGTATCTAGATTGTTTCATGGTTACATATCACAAGAATTGGTTAAAGATCATAAATTTAAAGAAATTGATGGATTGAGAGGGGTTGCTGCTATAGGTGTTTTTATTCATCATTCATTCTATGTATATGAACAAAGTATAAGCGGAGATTGGAATATCTATCGTGGAGGGCATGGGGAAGTCGTTAATACCTTGTATAATATTATAATTAATGCTGGCCCTGTTGCAGTGGCTATATTTTTTATGATAACTGGTTTTTTATTTTTTGATAAATTAATTAGTAGTAAAGGAAGTTTATCTCCAAGGGAATTTTTTATCAAGAGAATATATCGAATCGCGCCCATGTATTACTTTGCTGTTGCTGCTGCATTCTTGGCTTCAAGTGTTTATGGGTTAAGCAGGGTTGATGATATATGGGGTTATCTTTCATTGAGGTTAGGATGGTTCACATTCAACTTGTTTCCATACGAAGGATTTACTGATCATGTTAAATATGGGCGGATAACCGCGGGTGTATTCTGGACTCTTGCTATAGAATGGAAGTTCTATTTAATACTTCCATTGCTGACGGTGTTTTGTGGGGGCTTGATATCTGCTTCTGTATTTGTACTTGTATCAACGTTGTTTATAACATATTTGTTTTGTTTTGGAGTTATAAACCCACATGACTCTTCTCTTTTGCTGTGTTTTATGGCAGGGATGTTTTCGGCGTGCTTAAGAAATTATAACAATAGTACTGTGAGTAATATATTGAAATCGTGGATTGTGGGTGTTTTTTCTGTGTATCTAATTTGCATAGCTATAATTAAATATCCTGATGTATACAATCCATATGTTATTGTTTATTACTTTCTGTTCTTTATTTGTGTTTCAAATGGCAATACGCTATTGGGAGTTATGCGTTTCACTCCGCTAAGATTTATCGGATTGATAAGTTATAGCATATATTTGATGCATGGAATAATCTTGAATCTTTCTGTTCATTTTATGGGTAATTCATTTGGCTATAAGTCAATGGTTTTTACGGCTATACCAATTACCATATTTATCTGCACGACAACATACATTTTTATTGAGAGGAAATTTAGTTACGCGTCCAAGTCCAATATGGTGACTCGTATTACAGCGAGTAAAATTCATGAACAATGAAATTCTCGATGACATTATCATTCATCTCCGTGGATTTTGAGTGCCCGAGTGCCATTGTTGCATAAAATTGAATGTTAAGGAGACACTAGGTATTCTGGAAATAATATTGTTAGGACATCCTGCACCAATAGCTTGTTGCACCGCATTACCCTTAGAAAATTATGGCTAAATTATCTTGATGCGCTGGAGTCAGTAGATACCTCCAGTGCTCCAGATATTGAATGGCCTATACCTCCGGGGGACAGGCCAGTTAATATTCTCTGGGTCGGTTGTCACATCAACTGACCTAACCTCGTTCTTATAAGCCATCCACGCTGACAGTTTAGCCCTGTTGGCGTCGCTGATTTCACCCAGCATCAACTCCGTACGCCAGTCGAGCATCACACCATCAGCGTGAGAAAGAAGCTGCTGACGTTCATATTCGGCGGCCTGAATTAATTCTTCTTTCGTCGGTGGTGGGATGTCAGCCCAGGCCGGCATTCCATTCACGCTGGAGAGAATCTTCCCCTGCGGCCATACACCACCGAATTCCGCTCTTACGTTATCGCTGATTACAATGGCATCTGATAAATCCCAGCCAGCATCGATATATTCCTGCATTAGGGTCTCGGGAAAAAATGACAGGTTTGCGGGTGACCATAAAAATTTCATAATTAACGCCCTATTGAATACACCATTACATCCAGTGAGCTGGATGTATATGTGCTGGTTGCCAGAAACGAGGACAAATTGTTATTTGATGCACTGACAAACGGACTGGCTGCAACGTTAATGGTGCGGTTTTCAACGTTGGCCCATGAGCCTATAACCGTTGATGTGAACGGGATTAGATAGTTTGCCGATGTTGTCGCCCCTGTAATGCCAGACGCAGCAGGAATAGAGACTCTCTTCCATTGCAGCATCCAGTTCTGAGGAAATCGTACATAACCACCATTCAGCTCATTTTGAAACTCAAAGTTGCTCATATCCGGTATCTGATTTGCACCCGTCCCGACGGCCCTTTTTGCCGCCTCTCCCAATTGAACCTTTCAAAGAATTTAAATGCGCTGCTAACGATCATTTTTCGTCAATATCAATTGTGCTATTTCCCACACATAGCCCGGCGCGTGCGCCGCGCGCATATCAACCAGAACATAGGCACACCACCTGTAAACCGGAGAGACTGCCTTATGGCTCAGGATTACCACCACGGGGTGCGCGTTGTTGAAGTCAACGAGGGCACCCGAACTATTACCACGGTGAGCACTGCCATCGTGGGCATGGTCTGCACCGGCGATGATGCTGATGCGTCCATGTTTCCCCTCAATAAGCCGGTTCTGCTGACCGATGTTCTGACTGCCAGCGGTAAGGCGGGCGAGTCCGGCACGTTGGCCCGTTCGCTGGATGCGATTGCAGACCAGGCTAAACCCGTGACCGTCGTCGTGCGCGTGGCGCAGGGCGAAACCGAAGCGGAAACCACCTCCAATATTATCGGTGGCGTCACGTCCGACGGTAAAAAAACGGGGATGAAAGCGCTGCTTTCTGCGCAGTCGCAGCTGAAAGTTAAGCCGCGCATTCTCGGTGTGCCGGGGCACGACACGCAGGCGGTAGCCACTGAGCTGATGAGTATTGCGCAGAGCCTGCGCGGGTTTGCCTACCTGTCTGCCTATGGCTGCAAGACGGTGGAGGAAGCCATTGCTTACCGGGACAATTTCAGCCAGCGAGAAGGGATGCTGATCTGGCCTGATTTCATCAACTTTGACACCGTGCTAAAAGCCGATGCGACGGCTTACGCCTCTGCACGTGCGCTCGGTTTGCGCGCCAAAATCGACGAACAGACCGGCTGGCACAAAACCCTGTCCAACGTGGGTGTGAATGGCGTCACCGGTATTTCCGCTGATGTGTTCTGGGATCTGCAGGACCCGGCAACGGATGCGGGCCTGCTGAACCAGAACGACGTCACCACGCTGATCTGTAAAGACGGGTTCCGCTTCTGGGGTTCCCGCTGCCTCAGTGACGATCCCTTGTTTGCGTTTGAGAACTACACCCGCACGGCGCAGGTGCTGGCTGACACGATTGCAGAGGGGCATATGTGGGCGGTGGATAAGCCACTGAATCCGTCACTGGCCCGCGACATTATCGAAGGTATCCGCGCCAAATTACGCAGCCTGGTGAATCAGGGATACCTCATCGGGGCGGACTGCTGGCTGGATGAGTCAGTGAACGATAAAGACTCCCTGAAAGCCGGGAAACTCACCATCGACTACGACTACACGCCTGTGCCGCCACTTGAAAATCTGATGCTGCGCCAGCGCATCACCGATCGCTACCTGGTCGATTTTGCCAGCCGTGTCAGTGCATAAGGGGGATACATGGCATTACCACGCAAGCTAAAACACCTGAACCTGTTCAACGACGGGAACAACTGGCAGGGGATCGTTGAGTCCCTGACCCTGCCGAAATTCACCCGCAAGTTTGAGAAGTATCGCGGCGGCGGTATGCCGGGCGCGGTGGATGTGGATATGGGGCTGGATGACGGCGCACTGGACACGGAATTTTCAATCGGCGGCACCGAACTGTTGTTATTCAAGCAGATGGGCAAGGCAGCCGTTGATGGCATCCAGCTGCGTTTCACCGGCTCTATTCAGCGTGACGATACCGGCGAAGTTCAGGCCATTGAGCTGGTTGTGCGCGGGCGTCATAAAGAAGTGGATTCCGGCGAGTGGAAAACCGGAGAGAGCAGCACCACCAAAGTCAGCAGCACCAACAGCTACGCGAAGCTGACCATTAACGGCGAAGTGCTCTATGAGGTTGATCTGGTCAACATGATTGAAATCGTTGACGGCGTGGACCTGATGGAAGCACACCGTAACGCCCTTGGCCTCTGATTTAACTTAACGGCGCGGTGATCCGCGCCAGTATCTGATTAACAGGAAACGAACATGAGCGACAAGCTGACTGAAAAAACCGTACAACTGGATACGCCAGTCATGCGCGGTAAAACCCAAATCACCGAAATTGTGCTGCGTAAGCCGCAGTCCGGTGCGCTGCGCGGCACCCGCCTGCAGGCCATTATGGATATGGACGTGGGGGCCATGATGACAGTGATCCCGCGTATTTCCACCCCGACGCTGACCGCACAGGAAATGGCTGAACTGGACCCCGCCGATCTCACCGCGCTGTCGGTCGAGGTGGTGACTTTTTTGTTGAAGAAGTCGGTGCTTGCCGGTTTACCGACAGCCTGACGATTGATGACCTGGTGGCGGATATCGCCACCATCTTTCACTGGTCGCCGTCCATCACTGACGTTATGCCGCTGACTGAGGTGCTGGAGTGGCGGCACAAAGCGATTCAGAGAAGCGGGGCCAGCGATGAGTGACAATAACCTGCGTCTGCAGGTGATTCTGAATGCGGTTGACAAACTCACCCGCCCATTTCGATCCGCGCAGGCCAGCTCGAGGGAGCTGGCTGCTGTGCTTCAAACCACCCGGAACAGCCTGAAAGAACTGAATAAACAGGCCGGGCGTATTGATGAATTCCGTAAAACCAGGTCACAGCTTGCTATTACTGCAAAAAATCTCAACGCCGCACGCGAAGAAGCCGCAAAACTTGCCACTCAGTTTGCTGCAACAAACCGCCCAACCGCTGCGCAGGCCAAGTTATTTAGCCAGGCGAAAACCCGCGTACAGGAACTGCAGCAGACATACAACGGTCTGTTGGGTTCGGTACAAAGACAGCGGCAGGCGCTGAAAGAATCTGGGATAGATACTAAACAGCTAAGTAGCGCACAGCGGGAACTGCGGAAAAATGCAGATGAAACAAGGCAGGCTCTGGAACGTCAGCAGAAATCCATGAAACGTCTGGGCGAACAGCAGGCAAAAATGAATGCTGCCCGTGAGCAATATTCCCGACGCCTTGAGGTGCGGGATCGCATTGCCGGGGCAGGTGCTACTACTACGGCAGCAGGGGGGGCAATGGGGGCACCTGTTGTGGCGGCAGTTAAGAGCTATAGCAGCATGGAAGATGCCATGAAAGGCCTGGCAAAACAGATGAATGGCCTGCGCGACGATAACGGGAATCGCACGAAACAATATTATGACATGCAGGACGCTATCAAGGCAGCCAGTGAAGATTTGCCGATGGAGAATGGCGCAATAGATTATGCCGCGCTGGTTGAGGGGGGCGCGCGCATGGGCGTGACCAACCAGGACGATCCATTTGAGGACCAGAAACGTGACCTGCTGGCCTTTGCATCCACGGCGGCAAAAGCTGCAACGGCCTTTGAGCTGCCCGCCGATGAGCTGGCGGAAGGATTGGGGAAAATCGTGCAGCTCTATAAAGTGCCGACACGCAATATTGAACAACTGGGCGATGCGCTGAACTACCTGGACGATAACGCCATGTCAAAGGGTGGGGACATTATCAACGTCCTGCAGCGTATGGGGGGCGTGGCTGACCGCCTTGACTTCCGAAAGGCTGCTGCGCTGGGTTCAACATTCCTTTCTCTTGGGGCTGCCCCGGAAATTGCCGCCAGCGCCTCTAATGCCATGGTGCGTGAACTGTCCATTGCCACCATGCAAAGTAAGCGCTTCTTTGAAGGTATGAACCTGCTGAAACTCAATCCTGCGGAGATTGAAAAGCAGATGACTACCGATGCCATGGGCACCATTCAGCGGGTTCTGGAGAAGGTCAACAATCTGCCGCAGGATAAACGCCTGTCAGCCATGACAATGATTTTTGGTAAAGAGTTTGGCGATGATGCGGCAAAGCTGGCTAACAACCTGCCGGAGCTGCAGCGTCAGCTGAAACTCACATCAGGCAGTGGTGCTAATGGCTCGATGCAGAAAGAATCCGACATTAACAAGGATTCATTGTCTGCGCAGTGGTTGCTGGTTAAGACTGGCGCGCAGAACGCTTTCAGCAGTCTGGGGGAAACGTTGCGCCAGCCGCTGATGGATATTATGGGCATGGTTAAGGGCGTGACCGGGGCGCTGCGTCGCTGGGTGGAGCAGAATCCCGTGCTGGCTGGCACGCTGATGAAAGTGGCGGCGGCTACGGCGGCTGTCACTGTCGGGCTGGGTACACTTGCCGTGGCAGTGGCTGCTGTGCTGGGGCCGATTGCGGTGATTCGGTTTGGCCTGTCTGTGCTGGGTGTAAAAACATTACCTTCCGTTGCTGCAGCGGTAACACGTACTGGCGGTGCCCTGTCATGGCTGGCAGGTGCGCCACTTTCCCTGTTGCGTCGGGGTATGGCGTCATCCGGTGGCAGTGTCGGGTTGCTGAGTGCCCCGCTTAATTCCCTGCGTCGCTCAGCCGGAATAGCGGGTAATGCACTGAAAACGGTGGCAGGTGCGCCGCTTGCCGTGTTCCGTGCCGGTATGTCAGGCATCCGTAATATTATCGGTATGGTGATGAACCCGCTGGCGGTGTTGCGGGGTGGGCTGACAGCTACCGGTGGCGTGTTGCGTTTTCTTGTTTCTGGTTCGCTGGCATTACTTCGCGGCGCGCTGTTTGGTATTTCCGGCCTGCTGGGTGCGCTGCTCAGTCCGATAGGGCTGGTTGTGGCTGCGCTGGCGGGTGTGGCGCTGGTTGTGTGGAAATACTGGCAGCCCATCAGTGCATTTCTGGGGGGCGTGGTGGAAGGGTTCAAAGCCGCTGCTGCACCCATCAGCGCCGCCTTTGAGCCGCTCAGACCCGTGTTTCAGTGGATTGGTGACAGGGTGCAGGCCTTGTGGGGCTGGTTCAGTGATTTGCTGACCCCGATTAAATCCACTTCCGAAGAACTGAACAGCGCAGCTGCAATGGGGCGCCGGTTTGGAGAGGCGCTGGCGGAAGGTCTGAATAGGGTGATGCACCCGCTGGAGTCTCTTAAATCCGGTGTGTCATGGCTGCTGGAAAAGCTCGGTATTGTCAGTAAGGAGGCGGCAAAGGCGAAACTGCCTGCGCAGGTCACGCAGCAGCAATCCGCCACGGTGAACAGTGACGGCAAAGTGGTGCTGCCGCCAGGCGGGTTTCCGGCTTACGCAGGGATGTACGACACGGGCGGGATCATTCCACGCGGGCAGTTTGGCATTGTTGGAGAAAATGGCCCTGAAATTGTGAACGGACCGGCAAATGTCACCAGCAGGCGGCGTACTGCTGCGCTTGCCTCTGTCGTTGCTGGCGTGATGGGGGTAGCTGCGACACCTGCAGAAGCGGCCCCGCTTCATCCGTTCAGTCTGCCTGCGAGGGCATACCAGACGCAGCCAGTGAAGGCTGACAGCCCGCCGTCAGTTATTCGTTATGAGATAAATGCGCCCATTCATATCGTCGCGCAGCCGGGACAGAGTGCGCAGGATATTGCCCGTGAAGTGGCACGCCAGCTTGACGAGTGGGAACGCAGGGCCAGGGCAAAAGCGCGCAGCAATTTCAGCGATCAGGGGGGGTATGAATCATGATGATGGTGCTGGGTTTATATGTATTTATGTTGCGCACTGTCCCTTATCAGGAGTTGCAGTATCAGCGCAGCTGGCGACATGCCGCCAACAGCCGGGTGAACCGCCGCCCGTCAACGCAGTTTCTTGGCCCGGATAATGATTCACTGACACTGTCCGGGGTTCTGCTGCCGGAAGTGACCGGAGGCAGGCTGTCATTGCTGGCGCTGGAGTTGATGGCAGAGCAGGGCAAAGCGTGGCCTTTGATTGAAGGCAGCGGAACCATTTACGGCATGTTTGTTATTGAAAGTCTGAGCCAGACAAAGACGGAGTTTTTTGCAAGCGGAATGCCCAGGCGCATTGAGTTTACGATCACCCTCAAACGGGTTGATGAATCGCTGTATGACATGTTCGGGAGCCTGAGTGACCAGCTCAGCAACCTGCAGGACTCTGCTGCCTCTGCGATTGGGGGGATTAAGAACACGGTAGGAGGATTGCTGCAGTGAACGTTAATTCTGATCTTCTGAATCTGAACAGCAAAAGCCCGGCTTTCAGTATCGTCATTGAAGGTAAGGACGTGACGACCGTGCTGGATACCCGCCTGATGAGTCTGACGCTGACGGATAACCGGGGCTTTGAAGCGGACCAGCTTGATCTGGAGCTGGACGACGCCGACGGGCTGATCGCCCTGCCGCGACGTGGGGCAGTGATTCAGCTGGCTCTGGGCTGGAAAGGCCAGCCGCTTTTCCCTAAAGGGGCTTTTACTGTGGATGAAATTGAACACAGCGGTGCCCCTGACCGGCTGACCATCCGGGCGCGTAGCGCAGATTTTCGTGAAACCCTCAATACACGGCGCGAAAAATCATGGCATCAGACAACGGTGGGGGAGGTGGTAAAGGAAATCGCCGCCCGGCATAACCTCAAAATGGCGCTGGGTACAGACCTGACGGATAAGGCGCTGGATCATCTGGACCAGACCAATGAAAGCGATGCAAGTTTTCTGATGAAACTGGCGAGACAGTATGGGGCGATTGCTTCCGTTAAGGACGGGAATCTGCTGTTTATCCGGCAGGGGCAGGGAAGAACGGCGAGCGGCAAGCCGCTGCCGGTTATCACCATTACGCGCAAAGCCGGTGACGGTCATCGGTTCACCCTTGCTGATCGTGGTGCCTATACCGGCGTTATTGCCAGCTGGTTGCATACGCGTGAACCCAGGAAAAAAGAGACAACCAGTGTTAAGCGTCGTCGAAAGAAAACCACCACACCCAAAGAGCCGGAAGCAAAACAGGGCGATTATCTGGTGGGAACGGATGAAAACGTGCTGGTTCTTAATCGTACCTACGCCAACCGGAGCAATGCAGAGCGTGCAGCAAAAATGCAGTGGGAACGTCTGCAGCGTGGGGTTGCTTCATTTTCCCTGCAGCTCGCTGAGGGGCGTGCTGATCTCTATACGGAAATGCCGGTAAAGGTGACGGGGTTTAAGCAGCCGATCGATGATGCAGAATGGACCATTACCACCCTGACGCATTCTGTCAGCCCGGATAATGGATTTACAACCAGCATGGAGCTTGAAGTAAAGATTGATGATTTAGAAATGGAATGAATTTGTTCACAAAATGGATGTGTAGTGTATCATTATGTGATTGCAGGAATTGGTGGGGGAAACGGATATGATGAATTGTCCAAAATGTGGACATGCGGCGCATACTCGTAGCAGCTTTCGGGTATCTGATAACACTAAGGAGCGTTACTGCCAGTGCCAGAATATTAATTGTGGCACCACCTTTGTCACACATGAAACGGTGGTGCGCTTTATTGTCACCCCTGGACTAATCGATCACGCTCCGCCACACCCATTAAACAGTGGTCAAGGCCACATGAATTTCTAACAAGAAACCCGCCTCGGCGGGTTTTTTATTGGAGGCAGTAAAAATTCTGCTGCCATTTTGCTGCCAATTAGGTTCTATTAAATAAAAAAGCCACTCGCTAGAGTGGCTTAATTATATGATTTTAAAGCTAAAATTTGGTGGCCCCTGCTGGACTTGAACCAGCGACCAAGCGATTATGAGTCGCCTGCTCTAACCACTGAGCTAAGGGGCCGTGGCGGTGGATTATAATGTAACTTTACGCAGCAATCCAGCCATAACCGTGCGGGTGCTGTTTTTATAAACAATGTATTTTCAAACCGTTATACTTAAAGAACATTGTATTGCTCAGGAGTGATAATGGTTAAGGACATACTGGCGCCAGGGCTACGGGTGGTTTTTTGCGGCATCAATCCGGGGCTCTCCTCGGCGAATACCGGCTTCCCGTTTGCTCATCCTGCGAATCGTTTCTGGAAGGTTATTCATTTGGCTGGTTTTACCGATCGACAGTTGAAACCGGAGGAGGCGGAAAAATTACTGGATTTTCGCTGCGGGGTAACGAAATTAGTCGACCGACCGACTGTTCAGGCGACAGAAGTGAAGTTGCATGAGTTACGTAGCGGCGGGCGAAGCCTGATTGAAAAGATAGAGGATTACCAGCCTGCGGCGCTGGCGGTGCTTGGTAAACAGGCTTTTGAACAGGGATTCAGCCAGCGCGGTATCGCCTGGGGTAAACAAAATATCGCCATTGGCGCGACGATGGTGTGGGTATTGCCGAATCCCAGCGGTTTAAACCGTATTAAAACGGAAAAACTGGTCGAAGCTTATCGTGAGCTGGATCAGGCGCTCATTATGCGTGGGCTATAA